CAAGTTAGAAGAGGGTCAGATAGTAGAAATGTATGTAGATCTTGCAAATGCGGATCATAGTAAAGCACAACTTGCAAAAGTTCATGCTTGTATTAGAGAACTGGCAAAAGAATCCGGATATACTTTTGATGAAATGAAAGATGCGGTAAAAGAAGCATCTGGTCTAGGGGGCAAATCCTTTGCAGATTGTGGTAAAGATGATTTGATGTTAGCTATTGAAGCTTGTATACAAATAGGAAGAGAACAGTTTAACCTTAATCTTGGGTAGTTTCTTCACCTTCAAGTGGAATTTCTTTTGTGTCAAACAGATTATTTATAGAAGCTTGTCTTTCAATTTCAGCTAAAAGTAATATCATAGTTTTAAATGCAGCTTCATGTTCAGTATGGGGTTCATTTTCAGATTCTGAAGACATGATCTTTTTAATTAATGCTTCATACTTTGTTGTATCAGCTTCTTGCTTGAAAATGTACATCATTGTAGCTTTAAGCATTAAATAAAAGTTTTTATTGATTTTGATATCTATAATTGCATCATTCTTAATCTCTCTTACTGTTACTGGCATAATCTTTAATTTTAAACAAAAATAGAAAAAAAATGGAACTAGAAGAAATTAAACAAAAAATGTTTAACAAACTTGAGCCAAGTGGTTGGGGTAGAGTTTTTAAATCTTTTATATTTAGTAGTGACTTTGATGATATAATTACTAGGTTATACACACTAAGTCAGGAAGGTAAAAGATTTACCCCACCACTTAAACAAGTATTCAGAGCATTTGAAGAATGTCCTTATGATAAGTTACAAGTTGTATTTATCGGACAAGATCCTTACGCACAACTTGGTGTAGCCGATGGAATATCATTTAGTTGTAGTAATACAGGTAAGGCACAGCCTAGCATTAGATTTATTCTTGAGGAAGTAAACAGGACAGTTTATAATGGTCATACAGTGAGTGAAGATGTAGATCTTAGTAGATGGTCTAATCAGGGTATACTTATGCTTAATACAGCTCTTACAGTTGAAGTAGATAAAATAGGTAGTCACTATGATATATGGAGAAAGTTTACTGCTTATCTGCTAGACTGGCTTAATAGCTACAACCCTGGACTTATTTATGTGTACATGGGTAAGAAAGCTGAAGAATGGTCTGAGCTTACTACAAGTACAGAGTATAAGTTTATGGTAAAGCATCCGGCAAGTGCAGCTTACAACGGATCTAAATGGGATTCAGATAATGTATTTAATAAGATCTCTTCTATTGTAACTAACACAACAGGTAATATAATAACATGGTGATATGACAGATATATTTACAAGGTTAATTCAGGAAGGATTAACACCCAATACTTACTATGTTTTACATTGTATAAGAGAGAAAATTGTTCCCCATAAATCTGTCAACAAAGAATTAGAATGCAAGAGACTGCAAACGGATCATTGGCTAACAGAAAACTTGGAATTAACAAGTAAAAGTCTTATCTTTATGGAAGAAATTAATGGTTACTTTAAGAGAACCAAGAAGAAAACTTCACAAGATTTAATGGGGCAAGACTTTGTAAGAAATATAGAGAAATATGTAGAAATATTTCCTAATAAGAAACTCTCATCTGGTAAATATGCCAGGGTTAATGCTAAGAATCTTGAAGCACCATTTAGATGGTTCTTTGAGACTTATGATTATGATTGGGAGGAGATATTTAAGGCCACAGAAAAGTATGTAGATGAATTTAGCATAAGAAGATATGAGTTTATGAGAACTGCACAGTATTTCATAAGAAAGCAAAACATAGATAAGTCTTTTGAATCTGATTTAGCAACATACTGTGAGATAATTAGAAGTGGTGATGATGAAGAACAAGTATATTTTAGTGAGAAAGTAGTATGACAAATCTAAAACTGACTATGATTGCTGTGGTGGGGTCTTTATTTTGCTTTACTGTTATAGATACATTTATTGTAGATGTGAATATATGGCATCATGGCAGTTGTACATAGTTTCTATAACTATGCTAAGAACAAACATTTAACTAATACATAAACATATGGCAGAATTATTTAATGGTGCACAGCCACTACAACCTGTAAGTGAAAGAGATGCTTTGTATAAAGCATTAGCTAAGATGGCAGCTAGGAGCCGGGGAGATATAAAATCTTTAAGAAGTGCCTGGCCCAAATTTAATGATGCCTTTTGTGATGGATTAGAATGGAGAACTATCACCGTAGTTGGTGCTAGACCTGGTACAGGTAAAACTTTATTCATGGAACAATTGATCAGTGACATTATTGAGATGAACAGAGATCAAAGATTCCGTATATTAAAGTTTCAGATGGAAATGGTTGATGAGACCAGTGGTATAAGAAAATTTAGTCTGAATACAGGTGCTGATTACAACACCCTGATGAGTAAGGGTAAGAAGATTGATAAGGCTCTTTATGCAAAATGTCAAGACTATTATGATAATACAGCTCACAAGGATATAATAGATGTAGTCTATGATGCTTGTACTGTAGATGAAATGTGTGCTACTATACATTACCAAATGCAAAAGCATTCTAAGTTAACTGTGGATGCAGATGGTAATCAGAAAAGGGAGTACACTAATATGCTTGTTGCAATAGATCACTCAGCTTTATTTAAAAATGGTAAGGGACAAAAAGATAAATTTGAAATGTTAGGAGCTTTAGGTGAAGCACTCACCATGTTAAAGAAAAAGTATCCAGTAGCTTTTGTAGTCCTCAGCCAGTTAAATAGAAATATAGATGATCCCAAGAGAGCCCTTGATGGTGATTATGGTAATTATGTATTAGACTCAGATATTTATGGGTCAGATGCATTATTGCAACATGCAGATGTTGTGCTGGGTATAAACAAACCCTCTCTGAGAAAAATAAGACAGTATGGTCCAGACAGATATATCATAAATGATGAGGATATTTTAGTCTTTCACTTTTTGAAATCAAGAAATGGTACCACAAGGATAAGTTTCTTTAAACTTGACAGAGAGCAGATGAGAATAGTAGAGATACCTACTCCAGCATGTGCAACTAAAAAAGTATCAACACAGTAAATTTTAAGTATGAATATAAGAAAAGAAAGAGAAAAAGAGTTCTTTGTAGAACACATTGAGACTTTTAAAAAGCTGGGTCTTGCAGATCCGTTTTTTATAATTAAAACAGCCTTTTTCCAGAAAGGTAAATTTGGTAGACAAGTGCAGTTATTTGAATCTGAAATCAGTAAAGGTGAAGATATCTATATTGAATTCTATGACAATGTTACTGATGACAAAGGTACTGTAACAGATGTAACACCTTTTAATGAGGACAGACAGTTATTTAAGTACAAAGCTAATCCATTCTATGGTGAGGAGTATGAAACAAAAGAAGGTACAAACTTTAAAGGTGAGCCTTTTAAACTTTATACTGTTCCTACATCTGAGTTAGTTGCAGTTCTTAAAGATGGTACTGAGATAACTTATGCTCTTTATGAGAAGAGAAAGGAGGAAGCTAAGAAAGAAGATTCTTTACCTAAGTTACAGAAAAGCTTGTCATTATTTCCTGATTTTGAAGAGGAGTTTCCTTCTAATAAGGGAGAGATTCTTCTTAATGAAGAGATTGCAGATGCGCCATTGTCAGAAATTACTATTAGAGATCTTGCAGCTATCATGCTGATAAAGCCTGTTAGTGCTAGACCTTGGTTAAATGAGCTGATTAAACAAACAAAAAGTGAATTATGAGTATAGTACTCCCAACTAAAAAAGTAAAGGCTGAAAGACAGAATCCAAAGAGAATGATTATTTATTCCAAGCCTAAGACTGGTAAGACAACAGCATATGCTGGTCTTGATGACAATTTAATCCTAGATTTGGAGAGTGGTTCTGATTATGTTGAAGCTCTAAAGATTAAAGTTAATACTTTGCAAGAGTTGCTTGATGCTGGTAAAGCTATCAAAGCAGCTGGTAATCCTTATAAGTATGTTACTGTAGATACTGTAACTGCATTAGAGGATATGATACAACCTCTTGCAATAAAACTTTACCGTCAGACACCGATGGGAAAGAACTATGATGGAGACAATGTAACTACACTACCAAATGGTGCTGGTTATTTATATATCCGTCAAGCATTCTTCCAAGTTTTAGATTTTATTGATACCTTAGCTCCCCACATTATTTTATCTGGTCATATTAAAGACAAGGTAGTTGATGATAAGGGTGAGATGGTTATGTCTGCTAACATAGACTTAACTGGTAAAATAAAGTCTTTGATTTGTGCTAATGCTGATGCTATTGGTTAAATTAGTAGCCACTTTCTATAGTAATATAGATTGAAAAAGCTTTTTAATTGCTGGGAACTCTGACCACTGAAAGGTGAAGACAATCAGCAGCCAAGTTATAAATAAGTAAATATGAGTAAATTAAGTTTAGAACCAGGAACAAAAATTAATAGATGGACAGTGCTTCATTGGGAAAAATCTACAAAAAGATATATTTGCCAATGTGATTGTGGAAATATTAAAAAAGTTACTGGTTATTCAGTTAAATCTGGGGCAAGTAAATCTTGTGGTTGTTATAATATTGAACAAATAGTTGAAAGAAGTTCTAAACCTCTT